CAACTTCATGGGGTACATATGCAAACTCGTCAAGAATGATGAGATTGAACGATCCACCACGCACAGCAGATGATGAAGTGGCTGATGCAAGAATCTTGGAACCGTTTTCCAATTCAATGGAACCTTTGTTCCAACTCACAATCCCTTGCTGTAGCCACTTGGGCAAATACTCGTATGCGGTCTTGAGTCTTCCTAATAGTTCGCGTGCAGTTTGCAGTTTGTTTGCAAGCAGCGCAACATTAGTGGTGGGATTGAATAGAATGTACCAAAGAGCATACGCAAGCACCGTGGTTGATTTGCCGCTCTGACGCGGATACTTGCAGATCACAAAGCGATTGGTATGGACTGTTCTTAGCAGGTCTTGCTGAAACTGCCACGGTTCAAACGGCTGAAGGCCTTTGTCAAGTGTTACGATGCGAACATACTTGGTGATGAAATGCAGGGGGTCTTCGCTGCACTTCATGTACTCCTCGACTTGCTCGGGAGTGAACGAAACAGCGGTATTTGCCGCTTTCAGATTGGGATTACCAAGATAGGTGTCTTCCTGTCGCAGAGTCATGCTTTACTCACTTTGGTCATCAAGTCGCTTGCGCTGTTCTTCCTTTTGCAGTTTCAGATATTCTTGTAAGTCTTTGGTGCTGCCCAAGTAGATGGCATTATTTGTGATGGTTTGCGCGGTTTGCTTTTCATGTGCTGCCACATGGCGAATGTCTTTGACGCGCTTATGCAAGTCGATGAGACTGCTGTTTGCGTCTGCAATCTGACGCATGATTATGGCAGCAACCTCATATGCGCGAGGAGATTCCCCTTCGCTTGCCACTTGCATGATTCCGTCAAGTGCAGATTTACCCACATCAATGAGTTCTTTCAGATTCTTGCGAACCTCGTTATAGTCATTTGCGGCGTGCGGGTCTTCGTGTGCAAGCGGATGCATTGGTTCAGGAACACGAACGGCAATTGATTTGGGAGCAGATGGTTGAATCGCCCCGCTTGTGGGTTCTATGCCTAGAACATTTGCTAATTTAGCATCGACTTCGCTCATTCAGCACCCCATGCAGAATCAACATCTTCAAACAGTTGTTTTTCTTGCCACACATCGTATTCTGTTCCAGTAAGCGATAGTGGAGCGGATGGTCCTGTAGTTCCAACTTCCACCGCTCTATCCCACAACCTAACATAGTCTCTTGTCTCTGCGCGAGAAAGACCTAAATCGTCAATGTTGTGAACCGATGCTTGGGTTTCGAGAATAAACTTAGCATCTCTAACAGGACCATACACATAGGACTGCACTTCAAATGTCATGGTATACATCATTACTCTGCCACTTTCAAAGTTTCCTTCGTACTCATCTTCCCATCCAACGGAAGTGAGAGTAACAGGAACATCTACTTTGCGATCTATATTGGTATAGTTCAGAGAGATGGTATACGATGGAGTGAAATACGGCAGAATCTGCTCTACGATTCTCAATCCATTGTCCATCGTATCTGGCATGATGTATAGTTCAAAGGTAAATGTGTATGGAACTTCCGCAAATCTGTATTGCGCTTCAGTTGCTGCTGTTGCCAGCGGATACAACTCTTCTACGCCCGCAGTTCCAGGCGGTCTTACCTTTTTAGACATGGTTGTTCTTTTTCTAGAAGAATCGTACTCCCATGTGGTCAACGCAAATCCCATTCTTGGAAGAGTTGTGGAGAAGTTCGATCCCTCTTCCATTCTGCTTTCGCTTAATCGTCTATACCACTTTTGCTTTGGAGCATATGATAAAGGAATGCGTTGTGCAGGATTTTCTACTCGATCACCACCGATGTATAGGTTGTTAAACAGAGAACCAAATGCCACTACAGTTTTGCGTACACATTGGTGATAGAATGGTGTCTTTGTAAACATTATAGGTCCTCGCTAAATGGATTTCCTTCGGTGAAGTCTATGAGTTTCGACAACTCAATTTCAAACTCTGCATTCTGCGAAACTTGACCCGATGGAGAACCCATCGAAATATCTGTAGTGACTTTGGATTGGAATGACCAAGAAGCACCAGACTCTTGACCGACGATATTGCTTGCTCCTGCCTGGAATGTTCCTTGCACCCGCTCTATACGCAAGATTCCAAGAGTTGCACCGCTTGGAGGAGTCCATTTCACAACTCTGGCAGATGAGGTTCCTTGAAGAACTTCTTCTCCTTCTAAGAAGGTTCCAGTTCCAGTACTCAGAGTAATATCTACAGCAAACTGAACATACGCTCCCTCTCCGCTGCCTGCTTCATCAATTTCGCTAATATCCGTTTCGTAGGAATCTCCGGCGTGAGTTGCAAGTTCGCAACTGATCTTGTAGACATAGTTCTTTCCAAACTGATAGAACGGATTCTCATGCTCCACAAACTTGATTTCAAATAGTCCTTTGGACAGAGGGAAGTATATCAAGTCTCCTTCGCGTGGACGATCCGCTTGTGGATTTGGTCCTGTTCCTCCAGTTACGCCAGCAAACTCTTGCTTCCATCTTCTCTTACTGACCACTAGTTTCATACTATCTCTAACTTCTAATCCAAACTTTGAGATGAAATCTCCTTCACCTTCAAATCCATCTACAGACTCCACATACATTTCGATAGGCTTTCCAATGTTGTAGACAGACGGAATAGAGTCTTCACCAAAGATTGAATCTATCTCTGCTGATTCTCTGAAAAGATAGACAACTTCGTGACCATGAATCTTAATGGTTTCGACAACCAAATCTTCTACAAGATTCTGTTCACTCCGTTCATATTTGGAGAAGTACGGATTTAGTGCCATCGTATCCTTTCTTACCCTACCATGAAGTCTGGTGGAAGTTCAAAGGAAGAGCGCATTTCTGCTTCTAGTTTCTCTGCTTCTGCTTTTGCTTCTTCGACTATTGCCTTGCCATCAAATGTAACTCCACCTGGCAATTGTATTCCGCTGTATTTGGAAAGATTTTGTCCCCATTGCATCTTGACCAACGCAGTAGCGTATTTCTTCAAGAAATGGTTGTCGTATATGTCAGGATAGTTTGCAGGATCGACTTGAGAGTAAACTTCAAAGATGAGAGTCTGATTTTCTCGGAAATCGGTGTCCCAATCTGCATCAATGTAGAGTTTGTTTGTAATGCGATTCCATCTCAGATTCTTCTCAGGTTCAAGCAGTTGCTGTAGTAGAGTTAATCTTTGTTGTAGAATTGTCCAATGTGTCATGTCCATGCTGATTAGTCCAGCAAAGTCGTTCAAGGCAAACTGATACTTGATATCAAAGAGATTTTCTGTGCTAGTATTTGCTTCTGCACCGATTGGATACATGGTGACAATAGACAGAATGTTTGGATTTGCTACAGTCAGATAGCGATTAGACAAATCTTGTGCAGTTACTGTATGAGTCAGAAACAGTCTTTCGACGCTATCGAAGTGATAGTCTGCCAGAAACTGAATGGCATCATCAATGCGATCTTCAATCTGGGCGTCGTCAACATTGATCTCAATGACAGGCGCACCCAACTTTCGCAGGATGTAGTCTTTGAGTTTCTTTCGTGTATTTACTGTTGGCATAAGGATTCTCCTGTGTATGTATCAATCACGGGAATCCACTTGCCAGTTTGTTATCCAAACAGAACTTGTGGTTCCTCTTTTACTGACGATGAGAAAGCAAATCGGATTGCTGCCATTTCTCTAATGGTAAACTGAAGACTACTTCCGATCAGGTGTGGTGAGATCGGGGTGATATTCACATCTGCTACCGTCATCATAAACTCTGCAAACTTTTTGTTTGCTTCCATGGCATCCGACTCGGTTTCTGCAAGAGTGTTTTTGTAGTCATCCATTGCCCGAAGATGCGGATTTAGAGCATCAATCAAGTCTGCAAATGGAATGGCGACTGTGGCATTAAGAGGAACATCTATCATCTTTCCAATCACGGGTGCTGCTTGAGCAATCTGAGCATAACTGAGTTTCATTGTGTCTCCTTTTCACTATGACTTGTCTTGGGATACTTGTCCTTGATATGTAGTCGCGCTGCTTGAAGTTCGTTGGCCATCCTGTCATTCCCTTCCACCACTAACTCCCAAAGAGCAACCGTAAGTGCTGCTATGGGTGGATACTCGGAAACTCTTTTGGTGGCATGGTTGCAAGTAACACCATTAAGCATATCTTGGATATCAGCAGAATCTTCATCCAAGAGTTGCTTGATTGCCAAGATTTGTACTAGATTTGCAATGTATTTGTCCCCTGCTGACCACGGATGCTCTGCTTTTATTTGTCGCAATCCGTCATACACAAAATGGTGTCCAGTACCATTCGAGGGATCGACTGTGTATTTTCTAGACTTGATTCCCTCGGGTAGAGTATATGTTGGATCATATGTCTTCAACACATCCAATGGAACTTCTATACCATTTATGAAGATTTTGTCGTCTACGCGATGAACGAATGAGTTATGCATCATGCTAGATCACAGGTACGCCAGTTTCCTACACCATTTAGTCCGTGGTTGGTAATGTGCGAACCGCCCTTTGCAATTTTGATGTTTCCGTTATTGTCTGCGTAGATGGTTCCCTTTGGTAGTGTATATGAAGATGCACTATTGTATGCACTACCATTCCACACGAGTTTGTGAAGGGTAACAACGCCAGTTGTTCCGTCTGTAATTACGCTGAAGTAATCAGCACCAGGCGGACTTGGAGCAGATGCTTGTGCTTGAATACCAGGCAAGAATGGCATGACTAGCATACCACGAATGAATGTATCTCCTGAAGTTGCTCTCACGGTAAACACAGGTGCATCTGATGCTTGCCAATCCTTGTACAGATGATTGGGAACATCTCCTGCCGCAGCAGGCCACACATTCTGTCTACCATCAAAACCTATTTGTGCTGTTCCATTTTCCAAGAACAGAGCAAACTCTTTGTTAGAGATATCGCAGGCCTTGACGCGAATGCCTCCTCCGAACTGATCTTTGTTCAAGAATGCACCAACGAATGAGCCAGGGAAAGCATACGCTCCATCTACTTCAACCACGCTTCCGCTACCTGTAATGGTTGACAGCGCCGGAAGATATCCGAAGCGCCCGCCACCCGTGACCGAGGTTGTGTCGATTGACAAGCCAACATCGTAGTATCGAACCGTGGAGTCTATGTTTCCGTTACCAGTTATTCCAACTGCGCCAGGATTTCCTGCAACAGGACCAAACAGTCTTGCGAATCTAGCAACCTGAGAACCCATTCCATTTTGATTGGTTATGCTGGTGTCTATGAGGTTTGTCGTTTGAATACCGTCTTCTACTAGCAATGCACCACAGGGCAGGCGACTACCTCCTGCAAATCCAGTTCCAATGGCAACTTTAACACCATTGCTTGCTTGATCGTTTCCATTTCCCAACACATACGAGCCATTTACAACTGAAGGAAGTTGTCCGTGTTGCCTGCTAACAGACAACATTTGGATGTTGTCAGGACTTCCATCTAGATTTGTGACATCGCTAACCACGAATGCAGAGACATCGTTTGTATTGGTGTCTACTCGGACAAGTACTCCCTCACTTGAGGCGAGATCGCTTACACCCACAACAGAAATGCTATTACCTGAAACAGCAATACCGTTACCGCCAGTAATCAAGCATTCTAGAGTCGTGAAGTATCCTCGTCTA